CATTTCATTTTCATTATTCTAATTTTATTAATTGTGACCAACAAATAGAATTTAGAAAATTGCGCAAATGCCCATAAATACAGTGTTTTTGGCACTATTATATTAGGAAACAATATTTTTATTTGTGACTAACGTGTGACTAACGATAACAGTCTAAAACTTCCGAAATGATACAAAATATGTTTAAAGATAAAACTCCCGGGGTAATTCCCCGGGAAAATCATTTAGAAATTTCTGTGATTCTGGTGAATGCTCCTTTTGGAACAAATTCAAAAACAAACCCTTCTGCCGGATGCGGGATGCGGATAAAATACCATTTCAGCCCTGAACTGTCAGTTTCTGTGTACTTCATCACCTCTACAACTGCACCTTTTTTCAGTTTTGGAAACAGCTTTGACGGGCTGTTTTTGTTTGATTTTGTATAGCATTTTGTGTCCTTTTTGATCTGTGCAATATAGGCTCTGGTGTTCTGCTTTTTGGTTGTATCTGAGTCTGAAACTGACGTTGTATTTTTAACTAAACTGTAATTTGGAGTACAGAATTTTGTTCCGGGAAGGTTGCTGTTGTAGTAACTTTTCTGACATACACCACCACCATTTGCGATAATTGTAGAGCCACCAGAAGTGTTTCCTTCGACTGTCCAGAACCGATCTCCTGATACCTTTATTACGATTCCGGTGTGTGTAAATGTACCGTTTCTGTAGAAAATAACAATGTCTCCGACTTTTGGATTACTGTTCAAAGTAAACAAATCCGCCATTGTCGGGCAGTAAACGTATGGCCAGTGCTTCAAAAGTTTCTTTGCTGTGTCTAATCCGAATGCTTTCATCATACACCACGAAACGAATGCAGCACACCATGGTTGTCCTTGATAATCCGGCTTAATATCTCGCCAGTATTTTGTGTAATTATTTTCTCCGGCATTTGCTGTCTTACTATCAAGCTGACTATTACTTGCCTTTTCAAGATATCCGATTTCATTCTTTGCGATTTGGATTAATTTATCAATTGCGTTCATGCCTGTCTCCTCACTTTCTGGAAAATATGTTTTCAGCGCATTATAAACAAATCTCTGTCTGCTCTTATATGCCCCGACTTGATTTCCTGTGTCCGTCTGGCAGGCTGCATAGAGACTGTCCAATGTATATGGTTTCTGGGCCTTTGCCAGAATCCTCGTTACTGCCCTTTGTCCACCTTGGTGCCTAAAGTTCACGCACATAGCTTGTGCTCTGGCGTCAGTAACGCCCTGTTTAAAGGCTTCTTCTGCATAGGTGGCTAATTGTTCATCCATAAGGCTATCTTGGCATTTAACGCCTAAATCGGACGAAATAAGAGCAACTATAACATCTGCGAGCTGTGATACCCTGGAAATATTAAAACATTCCCAGTTTGCGGTCTGGACCTGCTCCAAAAGTCTGACCTTGTCTATCTTCTCCCACTGTTCCGGGTCAGCATCGTAAATTCGTTCCAGAAGTGTTTTTGCTTCGATTCCGTACCACTGACCTGCCCCGATTGTAATTGCGTGTTCTTCAGAAGAATTGGTGTAGGCTTCCGTAAAGTCCGAATAATCCTGCTGTCCATAAACCTGTCCACCGGTTTCAACTGCGTAAATAATCTTCCTAAGAACTACTTTTTGATTATTTGTCATACGAAAACCCTCCTAAATTTTGCCTGCACATATTGCGTTTACTGTGGTAAACTTGCTCTTTCCACTGTCCCATCTTCATTCAGTACGTAGCCATCCTTTTGAAGTCTTTCAATTACCTTCTTATTCCACAACTCAGGAACATCTGTCCATTTTTTTAGCCCATTGATTACTCGCTCTTCGAAAAATTTAACCATTATTCTTACCTCCGATTGTTGCAACTAATGTAGCCAGTTCATCAAGTGCTGAATCATGCGTTGATACAAGTTCAGCTAACCCGTCAATACCATCACCATTAATTAGAATCTTACGGTTAGATTCCACATTAAGCATCTGCATCACAACGTCTAACTTCTCAGACATCTCATTCAGCCTGTTTGAAACTCGATTGATGGCTTTGTAGATATTTGTAATTTCCTTTTTACCCATATGCACCTCCTGTTCTTAGCTATTCAGCTATATTCATTAATTTGCTAGGATTTTAGATACATAAGCAAGGGGCAATGCCATGAGCGTAACCGGCACTGTAGGTGCCAGCACCCCCGCCTACGCCCACACCACAGAAGGAACCGCTGCCGCTGGAGCAAGGCGAACGTGTCCAATAGTAGCCAGATACATAATCACTGCTATAACGTGGCTTCTTATATCTATTAGCAGTAGCATTTTTGAAGTATTGATATTGTTCCCCCTCACCCGTGAAAGAATATCCCACACTGTCAAAAACCTCAATTTCAGATGGTAAAAACGCATAGTCATTAGAAGTCTCAATCGTACTGTTCCAGCTACCTGCTGATGTCAATTTTTTAACTTGCTTCATCATGTTTTGGATATAGGGAGGCAAGCATCCTTTGTACACACTATTGCACCATTTACGTCTTGCGCAGCCTTCCCAACCACCACTGTTTGTGTCTGTACTGTTCATATAGCCACATTCATGTGATGTATCATAAGAACTGTTATATTCTGTCGTAGTGTCTAAATACAACATACGCTCCGTCTGAATTGTAATAGCAGCTTTGGTCTTGCCGTTTATAGTAGCCACTAAATCATCATGTTCAATTCCGATAATCACATAAACATAATCATTTGCTTTGTGTGACTCACTTACGCCCGTTGCATCCATAGCATTATGATGGATTGTCCTCTTGTCTCCAACAGCCCAATAATCTCCAATGTTGATTTTTCCAGCATAATGAGCTTCAATCATCTTTGTGATCTCTGCATCTGTTCCATCGGCAAATGTAACAATCTTTAAATCCCCTGGCTCTCCAAGGAGTCTGTTTCCTGCATCGTAGTTATATACGCCATCGGTAGAATATGGGAATAACGTGAAGTAATATTGTTTGCCGTTCGTCAGACCCGTAACTGTATAGCCTGTGGTTTTGTATTTATCTCTCGTTGTATTATCAACTACAAGCGTTCCGTCATCTGGATTTGCAGGATAGCCTGTTTCACTCATCACAAGCTTTGTACCAGCCCATGTAGAAAATGTTGAACCACTGATTACGACATTTTCAGGGTCTTGCCATTTAATTATGACAGATGCGTTTGCATTCTCAATCATTGGGTTGTTTACGGGTTTTGGGGTAACGGTTGTACCGCCACCTTTTGCATGGAGTGTTCCGTCTTCATCTACGAATGTTGTCTTGCCGTCAGGCTTAATTTTTCCAAGAGTTCCAATTTTAGCAATCGGGACAGTTGCATCACTTCCTTTGTCTCCTTTTGGCCCTTTGATGTTTGCTGTTTCGGGATTAACTAAGCCATCAGTGTTACTCCAGCTTATGTTTCCATCAGCGTCCACACTTGGGATGAATGTAGTGCCTTTGTCTCCTTTAGGTCCGGCATCCCCAACCTCTCCCTTTTCTCCTTGCGCACCAGTATCTCCTTGCTCGCCTTTTGGACCAACTGGGCCTTGCTCGCCTTGCGGCCCGGTATCGCCTTTTAGACCTTGTGCCCCCTGCTCTCCTTTTTCTCCGGGGTCTCCTTTTACACCCTGTGGCCCTGGGTCACCCTTTGGACCTTGCGGACCAACTGGCCCCTGCGGCCCCTGAATCTTGCCAGCATTGTTCCAATTCGCGCCGTCGAAAACCCACATTTCTCCGTCTATTAAATATGCATCGTTCTTCTCTGCACTCAGGGGGAGGTCTGCCTCAGATTCTTTTGTACCAAGAATATTGAGAGATGTTCCGTCATTTCCTTGTTCGCCCTTTTCTCCTTGTGGACCTTGCGGACCAACTGGGCCAACATCTCCTTTATCACCTTTTGGACCCGGCACTCCTTGAGGCCCTATAACATTCCCAACATTTTTGCTATCACCATCTGAAAATGTTATTGTCAAATTTCCATCTACGTCGATACTGACCGCTGTGACAGAGATACCTCTTAGTGATTCTTTCTGCTCAGGTGTTAGCGATTCAAATGCTACGGTGCCATCCGCGCCCCTTTCTCCCGGATCGCCCTTATCTCCTTTTTCACCTTTGGGGCCCTGCGGACCAACAAATTCTCCGGCATTAACCATCTCTGAAATATCCTCAATGGAGCACAACCGCCTTACATCATTAGCCGCAAATGCAATGTATAAGGCTTTGCCAGATGGAACGGACGGGTCATTGCCAAGAATCGCAACAGGCTCTCCGGGGCGAATTTTCGACGTATCAAAATCGGCGTACATACCGCGCCGGAATTGTATTGTATATGTATCGGCCATATTAGACTTACCTCCTTATGAAAGGAAATTATTCCTTATGTAATCCTTTACAGAATCAAGATTTTTCTGTACATCGTCATCCATTACAAGGAAATTGCCTTTATTGTTCTGGCTGATGATACTTCCCGTGGTTTCGTCTACTTCTGAATAGGTGTAAGCAATACGGCTTCCCTCTCCAGTGCTAAGATTCATAAAACTTGTTAAAATCTTCTTCATGATATTACCTCCATCTGATTGATAATGCTTGATCTGTCGTTAATAAGCTCTGATTCATAATCTGGTTCCGGGACCTCTGTTTCTTCTGACTCATAATCTGGTTCCGGGATTTCTATATCTCTTGCGTCTGTATAAGCTGTATCTCCCGGGTCAGTAAATCGCATATGCTCATATTCAGCTTGTCTTGCTTTGATTTCGAACGAAAATTTAAGTCCCGGAGTTCCTTTTACAACAAAATAATCCTGCTCTTTCTCAGCTATCCAGCAGTCACCCTCTCCTTCTCTTTGCAAGAACACATAATATTTAATGCCGACATTCGCAGATTCCTGAAAGATATCATCTATGTCAATCATGCAAATCCCGTCATCCGATATTACAGATTCACCGATATCTCCAAAGAATGGGGTTGGCATTTCATAGCAGTAAAAGAGCTGTTCATCATAGTCTACCGTCGAAACTGATCTTGATTTTGTCCCGTTTACTTTCAGCTTCCCTCTGATAGAAGCATCTGCAAGGTCTGTCCCCGTACCTACACTGTAGAAATGACCACTGGCTTCTATATGTGTACCTGCTGTAACTTTCTTTGATGCTGAAACACTGTCAGCCGAAACACTGCCAGCTGAAACACTGGTATTAACCGAGGCTGAACTTGCATGTACGGTTCCTGTATAAAGATTGATTCCTCTAATACGCGTTCCATACAATGTCCCGTACCCCGGTACATATATTCCTGTATTCGTCTCTGAATAGATCTCTCCAGTTGAAGCATCTAGTATTACTTCTCCATACGTGCCACTTGCTGAAAGCTTTTTAATTCCAACTTTCCATCCTGCTAATTCGCCTGTGTTAATATAATCGGCATTCATGTACACATTGCCATTTGATAGATACAGGCCTTTATTGCTGCTGTTATCGCTTAGCACATTAATAATCTCTTGTTTAGACATTTTTCCTATGTCGAGGTTGCTAAGTGCATTGTCTGTATAGCGATTCGCATTCGATAATGCTGTCGAAGCTTTATTTTCAGCAACACTATATATTGTATCACCGTTTGTTAACGCAAATGTATTAGGCCTGAGCGTAACATTTCCGTAGTTATCAATCGCAAATGTTGATACTCCAGAACTGTTTGTAACGTTGATGTTCTTCAGATTAATCAAATCAGCTGAAATCTGGCCGGACTTAATATAGGAAGCATTTATATACAGATGTCCGTTCCGCATATAAATTCCTTCTTGCTTACCGTTATCCGTTAAAGCGTTAAAAACTCTTTCAAAATTGACAATTTTTTCAGCATCCAGTTCCCGCCAAGTGCCATCAGTCCCAGAAAACATATATACCTGACTTGTAGAGAAGTTCATGAAAATCGAGCCGTCATGCTTTTCATATTCTTCACTTTTCCACTCAGATGCCGGATAATTCTGCAATGTTGGTGTATACGTGCCATAATAGTTCGGGATAGTCACATTGCTTTGAACTGTCCCATCCACAACATCCTTGGCAATTTGTTCAATAGTTCTGCTTTTCAAGGTAAAGTTTTCAACTTCTAATGTGACAGCACCCGTGTCAGCATCTATTCTTAATGTCGTATTCCCGTTATTGTCTTTCGCCGTGAGACCTCTTGTATTAATCCATTCTGATTGAATGCCAATGGCGTAAAGAATATTCAGGACAGCATCCCCATTACTGTCAAAGCCCGCTTTCCAAGTCTGGCCTCCGTCCACTGACAAAAAGAATCCATCGACACCTGTCTTATAAATCACTTTAGAATCAGCAAGTGTAGGTTTATCGTGCCGGTACGTAATTATGGAACCATCTTCTTGTACTTCCTCTGTATAGAAGAAACCCAGTGTGTTTGCTGCAAGCTCGTTCATTTGTTTGAGCTTTACGTCATAGGCAGATAGTTTCTTCTCTATATCTTTTTTTGACTGCTCTACCGCTGTTTGCTGATCACCAATAAACTCGCTTGCATCTTCTTCAGCACTCTTTGCGCTACAACTCCATGATGTTGAACCACCGAACACGAACTCTATATCTGTCACAAACGATCTAAAGACACGATTCTTTGTGTCAATAAATTCGACTGGATCGCCGAAAGTGGCGTATCCGTTGGCGATTCCGTCACATGAGAAAGGACGCATTCGCAAACCGATTAATTGATTTCCAATAGCTTCGACTCCTGCCTGTGCATTGCCCGACAATAGCTGATTGTCAATAGTAATCACATAGCCGTCCTGGCCTGACATATATTCGGTCTCATCTTCTACATATTTGACACCTGTTACAATAACATCGTCTACGTCATATTGTAGATTCTGAATTGAAAATAACGCGTGATAATCGTTATTGCTTAACGTACCACCATCAATCACAGTCCCCATTGTCCATGGATTAAGCGTGCCGCCATCCAGATCATCACCATTTGTCCAGTTCTTTACTGCTCCACCATCGTAAATAGTCGTATTGGTAAATGTCTTATCAAACGTAATAATCCTGAGTAAGTCATTTTCGTCGATTCTTGCATTTCCACCGGCTATCCCGGCACACATTCCGATTACTGTACGGTATGTCGCATTAGATGGCGCTTTCCGAATCTGAAAGTCCGCATTTGGAAACATTGCATCTCCAAGAGTGATTCCACATTGCTGGCAGCATTCTGAGAGCAGTTCCTTGACTGTACAAGGAAAAGACAGGTTAGAATCATATGTCTTATCAGCATTGTGCATTTTATCTAAGAGAGAAAGACTTATTTCGCTCGCCGTTGCAGGCTTTTTCGACACAATGTAAGTACCTCTCTTTATAGCTTCTATCCTGTCGGATAACTGCACATTGAGAAAGATAACAAACCTTGCGGCGTTAAAATTATATCCGTCAAAGCGCCCGTCATCATTTACCAATGATAAACTTGCCGTTTTTTCTATTGCTACACCCACCGGGAAGTCCCCAGAGTCTGCTGAATCTACGAGACTATTTCCAGACAGATAAAAGTCTTTTTTACCTAGCTTAAGAGTTGCGCCATTTGACAATGTAACATTTGCTGTCACGTAATAATTTCTGTTTGTAAGAGATTCTTTCTTCAACTGAGTAGATACATTTATCAAATCGGCTCAACCCTCCTTACATTAATAGACAAATCTGTCCACTTTTCTTCCCCATCTTTCAGAGTTTGCGCAGCCATATTAAAATTTGATGCGTAGAATGTTCTGTCTACCCATCTTCCCGGAATAGTTGGGTCTTTGTGGTGGAATGTGAATTGACTTTTGTTAAGTACAGTATTTAGTATGGTTGCTATTTCAGTCCACGTAAGTTCACCCCATTGCATATCGTATCCGCCAATTGTTCCCATTGGTGTATTGTGCATAATCAAATCCTGACTTCTTTTAGAGTCTTCTGTAGAAGTGGTTGCGAACACCGGTTTGTAACTATCCGGTGCTCTTATAACAACGTTGTCTATTTTAAATTGTTCCTGCGCCATTTTTTTCTCCTTACGCTAACTCAAATGGGTTTTTCCCGTTTCGATTTCTTCTCATTTCAGCTTCACTGATAATAATATCTAACAGTTTTCTGCCGGATGCATTGACTGTAACATTGTAAGTGTTTCCATCTCCCTGTCCTTTTCCTGACTCTTCCCGGACGATCTGACGCAACAGGCTTTCCGGCGCTTCCAGGTTATTTCCTTTTTTCTGGTCACCTAATACCGCAAGGAATTCACCTCGTGGCGGAATAACTGCACCACTGGCTAGATATGGAAGAGTTTCGACACGTGGAAATGTTGCGTGAAATCCAATAGTCTTTGACCCCCACGGTGTCTGAATAGTCCAAGGCCCGAAAGAAAATGCAGATTCAATTCCGCCAATTGCATTATTGATCTTTCCAATTGCATCATTAACAATGCTGATTGCCTGATTAATCGGGGCTTTAATAAAATTCACAATACCTTCAAATGCAGATCTGACTGCATCTCTGGCGGCATTAAACTTATTAGTGATAGCATTTTTTATCGCTTCTACTTTATTAGACACAAACGTAGCTACGTTTTCCCATGTTCGGGATGTCTTGTTCTTTACGCTGTCCCATACGCCTACAACTTTAGTTTTAATTGCATTAAATACTGTGCTGGCTGTGGATTTAAGAGAGTTCCAAAGGCCAGAAAGTGTCTTTTTGATTGCGTTCCAGATTGTTGAAGTCAATGCTTTAATCGCATTCCAAGCAGTACTGATGATGCTCTTTATTATACTCAACGCGCCTTTTGTTACGGTTTTAATTATCTCCCACGCACCTGACACAACATCTTTGATAAAACTCCATGCTCCATCCGTAATCTCTTTTATTCCCTGCCAAGCCAGTTCCCAGTCTCCTGTGAAAACGCCGACAAGAAAATCAATGATTCCGCTCAGTGTATCTGCTACATCACCAATTATTTTAATTAATGATTTCATAACTTTTATTGCTACGGTGCCTACAACGTTAATTATTTCTGCCACGACCGGAATCAAATTCGCGATTATCCAGTTAATCAAAGGCACTAATACCGACTCCCACAGAAGTTTCAGAGAATCAATGAGTTTTCCGAGGAATGTTTCTATCTTTAAAATCGCATCCCCTAATGGTCCCTCTAATAGCCCTTTGATTTGTTCTGCCAGTCCTTGTAACACCGGAAGAATGTATGTGTTATATCCGGTTATCAGAGTTTCAAATATGCTTGATAATCCATCTGCTATAGAATCAAAGAACGGTTTTACATGTTCATCGTATAACCTCGATATTGCATCACTAAGGTTTTGAACAGCTGTTAAGACGCCGTTTGTTACGGTTTCTATTACTCCGAGACTACCCTCGATTGCTGACTTTAAAATGTCCTTGTTGTCGATAAAAGGCTGCGCAATCATGTTAAGGATATCTCTGCCAAGTTTTGCAGCCGTTTCTGTAAGAACCATTCCGATTTCAGCAAAGATTCCGATTAAATCCGCAGTAATCTGCTGTGCGGTTTCTCCACCAAAAACTGAGAAAACATCCGCAAAGGCGACTGCAAGATTCCCTGCGATTTGCGAAATTTCAGAGCCGATATTGAACATATCTATCAGATAGTTCTTTATTCTTTGCGTGTTCTGCTTTAAAAACTTTTCAATTCCGCCTATAATGTTTTGTGCAATTGTCAATCCAATTCTGGCAAATGAACCGGCAACTTGTCCAATTGCATATGCAAATGAATCAAGAAAATTATTTGCTGCTTTAGTAACTTCTGAATCAGTAAAGATATCCTTTAAAGATTTCCATATGGAATCGAGATCCTTTTTTATTCCGTCAAGAATTGGTTCGTAATCTCCTAATCCATCCCAGAATCCTTTTGCGATTAACTTAGCCAACTGTTTAAATCTGTCGATTATCTTTTTTAGCGGTTTTGACATTTTATCAAGAACTGTCTCACCCTCTGCCAATTTTCCATAATCAACATTTTGTACAGCATCTTTCATCTGATCTGCAAGTCCGCCGGTTGCGCCCGGTACTTTTGACGATGAATCTGTGCTTTTATCCGTTGAGTAATTATTTATTTCGTCAAGAGGACTAAGATATCCTTTTGCCGCCTTAGTAGCTTTCTTAGTTGCATCTGCTGTATCATTTGTCGCATCTGCCAGCTTTTCGGCATTGTTGGCAGCATCTCCATATTGGTCTGCCGTATCAGCTATTGCATCTGTTCCGACAAGACCTGCACCACTTGCGCCTGTCTGGCCAGATGATTTCTTTCCGGTGATTAATTCCGTAAATGACTTGAAGGCATTTGCCAGAGTTGCTAACTTACCGAGCAAGATATTAATAACTCTCAAAACGGGAGTGAAGAGATTGATTAATCCCTGTCCGACTGTTGCCTTGAGAGATTGCAACTGTAACTGCATCACTCTGACCTGGTTCGCCCATGAGTCAGATGTTCGAATGAAATCACCAGATGCGGCAGACAACTGTTTCTGTACAAAAGCCAAGCGGAGAGCCACTTTCTCCTGTTCAGTCATGGCGGATGTGGTTTTACCATAGCCATTTGCCAGCGCGAACTGGTCAAGCGCCGACTGGGTCATTACCACACCGAGGTCCTTGAGCGTTTCCGTTTCTCCCGTAAACACTGATTTCAGCTTGATATAAGCCAAGTCTTGACTAATGTTATAGAATGATGCTACGTCACCAGTCAGCTGCGTCAGAGCTGTTGACATGTCGTAAGCCTGTGCTTCGGAGAAACCGAACGACTTAGACATTGCTCCGAACGTTCCAACATACCTTTTTGCCATTGTCTCTGACAGTCCGGCAGAGGTCATGGCATTCTTTGCAAATTCATTGACCTTATCAGACATGGTTGTAAATGTAACATCAACCACGTTCTGGACTTCTGTCAGATTAGAACCAAGTTCTACGCACTCTTTCCCAAACTGGGCCAGTTTCCCAATTGCGAATGCTCCGCCAATCAGTATGCCTATTTTTTTTACTACGCTGCCAAGTCCGTTAAAAGACTGCCTGATTGCTGATACGCCGTTTTGCACACCTGATGTGTCCATCCTAGTATCAATAATGACTGAGCCATCAGCAGCCATGTGTCCACCTCCTAACTATTTGAGGTTCAACATCTCATTCAGCTTATCTTTATAAGCTTGCTCCTCGTCGCTGAGACGTGTTTTTATGTCAATTATGTTTTTATTCTCTTGATAGAATTTCTTTTCCCATTTATCGAACTTTTCGCCCTTTGCTTTTTTTGACCGGATTCCAACTACGGTGTTGAACAGGCACTCGCCAGATTCCATAAAGTATCCAAAAAACGTCCACCAGTGCATATAAGGTACTGATCTGATTTCTTTACCAGCAACCTTGTTCACAGCCGGAACGATCATATCTCCATCCTGTTCCCAGTCCATCAAACGGGGTTTGGGCTTGTTCGGGCTATCATCGAATTGACCACAATCAATAAACTCGCAAGCTTTCTGACAAGCTTCTGTAAGATGTTCCAGGGGTATGCTTTGCCAGTCCTCAAACAAAATCTGTAACATAACAACAGCTTTCGCCTGTTCGTCCAATTCTGGGTCATTCATGGCGACCAGAATGTCAATAATTACTCGAAAATCCGTTCTGATAGAAAAATCCACCCCACTGATATTTAGTGAGGTGGGCAACTCATAGGCGGTCATTTTGTATACTTATCCGTGTACTTATTGACCACTTCCTGCATTTTTTTCTTTCTCTTTTCAATCTCTGGAGTAAGTGCTTCATTGATTTTGTCAAGGACGATATAAGCGAATACCTGACCATTTCCAAAAACAGTTGTTGCGGTAATTGGTTCTTTAAATAAATCCTTAGATGCTTCATATCCGAGCATATAATTGATTTTGTCCTCAATCTGCTTATTAATCTCAGCCATCTCTTTGCTGGAAGAAACATTTTTAACAGATTCCTGAGCCTGCTCAAAGAAAGTTTCCAATTCTTCCGCTCTTGCTGCAACGTTAATGTCGGTAGGGTTCAGCTTAAATGAAGAGAACACTTCACCCTGTTTGTTTGTGAATGTGAAAAGAAGAAATCCATCATCAATGTTTGTATTAATTGTTTTTGCCATTTTCTATATCCTCCTAAAAATTATTCGCTGTCAGCTGTAAATGTGCCGGAACTGATATCAAATTTTCCTTTTACTCGTTCGCCGGTATAATTGACGGTAAACGGAATCTGATAGCCAGATGTATCACCGCCGTAGGAGGTCGGCACAACGTAGCAGTCCTGCTGATATGCTTCATACTTGCCTGCTGTGGCTTCTGTCCAAAGGTGAACCTCAACTGCTTTTGTTTTGAGGTTATCGTCTTTGAGACGTCCATCTACAATCTTCTGTAATGCTGTAAACAGATCAGAAGTAGTGTCTGCATAGAATGGATCAGCGTCAGAAGAAACTTCGTAGCCGTTATGTTTGAATGTGGATTCTCCAAGAATGTTTTTAGAGGTTTCGGTGTCTGGATTGAGTTCAACATTGTACTCTTCCAGATCTTTTCCAAGACGTTCATACTTCGGTGTCAGTCCTCCACAGAGAGAACCTGCATCGATATAATGAGCCATATATTTACGGTCAATTTTTCCTGTAACTGGCATAGAAATGTCCTTTCTGCCTATAACTTTAAAAGGCTGTGTAGGTTAGCGACTATCTCCAATTGATAGCCGGTTGTTACTTGTTATATTGCTTCGTAAGTATTTTCGTAGCGCACCGACAATGGTAACAACCAATCCTGTACGCCACTCTCCTGCGGTTCTAAACCATAGGAGTTGTCACGGGTGATACGTTTTATCACTCGCCCCTGCGAAAGCTCTGGAAACACATTTAAACGCGTCTCAGAGCCATTTATAATAACTGGTTCCCGGCATATCCATTTACCGAGATTGTCAAGGAACTTCTGAACAGATAGTTTCTGCCTTTCTTTGTCAGATGCTGTGCGATATACCACGTAAAATGGGTACTGGCATACCTGGTGCATTACGCCACAAACATCTTCTTTTTCTGAATAAATCAAAGCTCCATTATCTGCCGAGAACGCAATTCCTGATTCCTTGCCAAGTTCTTCAAACTTGATTGTTTCATTTTCATACAGTCCCGGATACTGGTTCAGAAGTGCTTTCATGGCATCTGTCAGAATTTCGTATCCGGTTGCGTCTTTTCCGATAGGTTTATCTGCTATGCCTGCCACCTCCTGCCTGTGCTTTTACTTTGCGAACCCATGTGTCACCATATTGCCGTTTAGCGGCATCAAACCACTTTGCCTGTGCCCGTGGGTGAGCCTGTTTGGTGTATTCAAGATTTTCCTTTGCGGCTGTCCGACCAGAAAACTGACTAACGAGAACTTTCTTTGCTCCACGTCTTGCGTAGGGACTTCCAGTTGCTTCATCAACCATTCCTTTCCCCTCGTACAGAAAACGTCCATAAGGAGCCGCCGCCGCGCATACTTTCCCAGTTCCTTGTAAGGATGTACTCTCAACTCTTGTTCGGTTGATAAAGTCCCCTGTAATCATCGGCATAAACGGCACCATACTGTCCATAACCATTCCATCAAGGAGATACTGGGCTTCTTGATACTGCCTTGAGAACCTGTCCATATTCAGTTTGATTTTCATATCTCCATCGACTATGGAGAATCCTTTGAAATGATGAATTTTACTCATATCACTTACCCAAAATCTCAAAGTGTGGAATCAGTGTGTACGGACCGCCTACACTGGTAACCTTAAACACGTTATCCTTGTTCTCGTCCATGTACTGGTAGAATCCGTTTCGATAATCACCATCAGTTACTGCTCCACCAGTCCATTCACCCTCCCAAAAGAATGATTCGTCCGAGAATGTGATAGTATCTTCCAGAGCATTGTTAATCTGCCTTTTCCACTCCTTCGAAGGCACCCATGGGAGAATCTTGCCATCTTTATCGGTAATGGTTATATCACCGTTCTGAACAGCATAACGAACGTGCAACTGTGCGTTGTCAGTTGCGTCTGGTCCGTACTTTTTAAGGATTGCTCCCTTGTCCGTAATGAGATCAACGCCGGATAGCACGTGAGGATACCAGTACGCATCTCCTGTCGTGGCTGATTCGTAATAGTCAAAAATCGTCACCGTTTTTTCGTACATGATACCCTCTCCTTAATATTATTCTTTCTGCGTTGTCTGCTTAATAACCTGATTCACGCCAGTAGCCGATAATCCGTTAAACATACCGACCGCAACCGCCGTGATATAGTCCGATGCCGGGAAATCCGGGATAACTCCCATTCCGACAGCTCCGAGAATTCCGCCAATAACCGCCATGATTACTGGAATCCATTCATCAGAGATTCTTTTTGATGCTTTACAGCCCATTCCTACGATGTAGCAAATCATAACGATTGCGATACATGAGCCTAATGTTGAAATGTCCATAATCATACCTCCAAATCAACTTTTTCCATAACTGCCCTTGCTTCCAGAATAGCAATATAATCCGTCATTGCTCTTACCTGCATATTGTAAGTGCTTCTCGGGCAAGTAGGAGTAAATGGGAGTTCTCCTTTGTCCCACCTTTCAAGCATATTCGCAAGTTTCTTATATCGAATAACCACCTGCATATACTCTGCCTTAAAGCGTTCCTTGTAATCTGCACTGTTCATCATTTCAACTGTCTGTTTTAATTCCATCATTTCTATCACGCTCCTGCATACAATATTGGTATTCCATCATCCGTCCTTACTCCCATCAGAAGCGGTAAAGCTGTCTTGTAAAGTAAGTCGTTCGTTTTCTGTATATCTCCGGCGGCGGCATACACCGCACTCCATTCCTTTGCGCCCGATGCTTTCTGCTGAGGTGTTGCGTAAGAAATGGATTCGCTGCCGGATGATATAGATGTCGCAATGCCTGTCGTGCTACCACCGGGCCCGATTGTGGTTGATGTACCACTCATAGCGGCATTAGTAGCATTCTTTTCAGCAAGTTCAATTTGATACATTTTTTCGGCCAATGAACAGACCGCCTTTTTGATACGCTTCTGTGAGCGTTCGTTTGTTGGCAGTCCGTCCACCAGTCTGTCAAACGTCATTGTGTCCACAAAATCACTGGCTCTTTCTGCCAGTCGTGAGAAGTCGGTTTCTGGCACAACATTGCCGAATGATTCTATATAGAATTTATAATCTGCATAAGTCATGCCAGTTACCTCCTACGTTTATGATTTTGCTGTTACGCTTGCACTTCCGGCATTCAGTGCCTTGTATGTTCCATCGCACTCAACTACTGTGATCTTCTGTCCGGCTGCCGCCTTGATGTCAGCTTTTCCGTCCCAAGAAGTCCAGTTCCTGAGGTTCTGTCCATATCCAACAGTTACTGCGTCTGTTGCAACTTTGTATTTGTATACGTTGTTGGAGTTTTCCTTAGCCGGATTTACAGTGATTTTTGTATCACCAGTTACTGTTCCTGCCGCAGATGTTACTGTCAGAGTACCAAGTGTTGGTGTCTCATCAATGGTGATTACTGCGATTGCGTCAATGTACTCCGCAAAAAGAGTAAGTCCCATAACTGCGAACGCTTCGGACACTGCTGTGTGATAGTTGCCCTGAGTGTGGAATCCGATCAGGTTTGTCTCACCAGATACGGTGTATACAAGTCCTGCTCTTGCGAAGTCAGATTCGTTCGGGTCTACATAGTACAGGACAATGTTCTCAACAGGAGTAGCAATAACCTGTCCTCTCGGGATTTCGCTGTCAGACAGTAAAAAGATTGTGTTGAATCCCATAAAATCCTTCATATACTGGAATCCGAACTGGTTCTGAATAGTAATCTCAGCTGCTCCGAGATATTCATATACGTCCAGAATATTCACAAATCCAACAACACCAGTCACATTTCTGTGCATCTGCTTGAATTTGTTTTCTACTCGACCCTTAGCCATTGCCAGAGCCATCTGGAATGTAGTTTCTGTGGAAGTAAGTGTACCGGTTTTCAGATAGTCGTAAAATCTGCCGGTAACATCAGTCTGAAGCTGGAAAAGGAATTCATCATCAGTCATCTGAACGGCGTTCTCATAACCGTGGTCCTTGATTGCTTCGATAGATACAGCCTTTGCGTACTTTTCGATAGTCATTTCCGCATAGGTCTTTTCTTTTACGGTAAACTTGCTGTAAGGGATTTCCTCACCCTCACCAACATTTCCACGCTGTAAAGTACCCTCTGCGTATTTGGACTTGAGTACAGCACCCGGCTGCTTTTTGATAGGTCTCATGATACCCAGAATCTCACGCAAGTGTTCCCAGTTTCTTTCGAATCTGGTAACAAAATCAATCTCACGTGCCGTTACCTGGATATCATTAGTCATAATAAGATTTGTTTTTGCTGGCATAAAAAATCCTTTCTACCCATAATTGTTAAGGTATTGGGTTAGCGGCTATACTCTGGTGTATAGTCGGTGTAAAAATCACTGGAATAACTGGATATTCTGAGCAATTGCAGCCTGTCTCTCGGACGGGTCTTTGATCGCTTCGATATCTTTTTTGGTCATACTTCCCGGTGTCTGCTGCTGTCCAACGTGAGTGGTAAATCTTGCCTGGTTCTGCTGAGCCTGCTGCTGAGATTCGTCCACAAAAGCGGATGCATCAGACTGTTTCATCTGCTCAATCAGATCATTTAATCCGAGAATTTTGCCGTCTTTCAGCTTTAATCCTGCTTCTTTGATGTCTGCCATGACTGATTTCTTTGCCGCTTCGCTGGAAAACTTAACGTCATCGAGTGCCACTTTCAGAGCATCCGAGAAATCACGGTCGTAGATTTTTGCATTGAATTCTTTCTCTGCATCTGCCGCTTTCTGTTTCCAAGTCTCTAACTCGCTTTTAATATTTGCCGGGTCGATACCGTCAAAACTTTTTAAGGTTTCTTCTGCTGTCTCAGCACGTACTTTCCAGTCATCACGTTCTCCCTCGACTTTTGACAGAGTTTTTGCAACTTCCTTTGCATTCTTGTAATTCTCAGAGAGTGCTTTCTTTACATCTGCCTGTTTATCCTCCGGGATTTCAATTCCAAATGATTTTAAAGTGTCAATAAGTTTCTGCATAACATCCTCCTGGTCGTGTTTATTGACCTGCCGCCGCAGGTAAATGGATTAAGCCAGTTAGACCACTGGCAAGGTAATCGGAAAGGCAGGAATCGAACCTGCGACCTCACATTTACAGTGCGATCTACCACTGAGCTACATTCCATGCCGCCTATAACGGCCAACCCTCTAAAAAGAAACTGGGGTGAATTTCACTTCTTTCGCTATAGCGTAAATCCACCTGAGACATAGACCACCTGTATACAAACAGCTTAACTCTAAGCGGATTAAAGCGGAGCGCCCGGAATCGAACCGGAGACCAGAGTGCGACTCTGTCAGTTTTCCACTAGCGTACATTCCACATAACCCGGATTCCCGGGTTAGCAAGGTGTTTAACGTGTCATGCCTGCCACGAGTTGTTTCGGATATTTATTTCTTTTTTAAAAGAAAAGTATGAATAACAAAAACCTTAATCAAGGAGGTGAGCCATCTTGCGTGCCAGATGGTAAATACGCACGACAGGATTCGAACCTGTTCAACTTTCCGTTAAAGCGTGCGTACCAGCTACTAAATTAAAGGAAGGAGGATTAAAACGAAAATGTCAAAAACAACCGTTTTACTTGTGCTTCCTGCTGCACAATTACATTATAACAGATTTCTTTTAACTACCTCTCTACCACTTTTGTGTTTTTAGAGCATATCACGGAGTTTTTCTACGTATCTCTTGACAAGATCACGTTCTTCCCGGCACTCTGCATCCTTGGACATATCACTCATTTCTGTTGTAAGTTCGTCCAGATGTTCTTCCAATGCGGCGAGCATCTTTCTTTTGCAGTCTTCAGACTTGCCGGAACGATAGCTCTGTTTCTGTGTCATATAGTCGTCATAAGCATCTCGTCCGTCAGAGCGGCTGTAATGTCCTCTAACATAATGCTCACCACGTCTGGCATAAGAACTGCCTCGGTCATAATCCGGCATCATTCTGCCGTCATTTGCGCTGTATCTCCCCATGCTGTCGCGCTTTCTTCCGCGTTCGCTGTAATCGTCATTGTATCCGCCACGCATCTCATCAAGGACAGTGTTATAGTACTCCACTTTCTTGTCCCAGTACTGCGTGTTCTTTATGTCTTTGTACATATCAATCAGTTTGTATGTCATTTCCAGATTTCCGGTAGTCAGTCCATTATCAGCGATTTTGGAAAGTTCATCTTCGATTCTTGCACATAAATCCTTAATATCTCTCATAATCGCACCTCCTATGCTTCTCTAGTCACGACAATATTTGCGTTCGCAACAGAAATAGCCTGATCGCTTGTGTTTTCTACCGCGATATTAACGCAGCATCCGCGAGGCACATCAATATAGATGCCAGAGGACACATTATTGTACTGATTTACTGCTGCCGGTGTGGAAATCATCTGGGAAGAAAGAACCGGCTCACCAGAGATTGCAATTGCCAGAGAAATAGCTCCGACAGTACCGCCTGTTGGAATTGCGATATTACCAGAAAAATCCACGAAGAATCTCGCTTTACACTGGTTAGTCAGTCCTCTTAGAGTGATGATTCCGCTTCCCTCTCTGTGCTGAATGCAGTTAGAACCCTTAACTGCTGTATTTGAAAATACTACGTTTCCATTTGCTGCTACAGTCTGAGCAGCTACGCTTGTAAATTCTGCCATAATTTTTACCCCTTTCATATCACAAAAGGACAGGTCTCAGCCTGCCCCTCTGTGTAATACGGTATAAGCCGACATTCGAATCAATCGAAAGATACTCTCGATATGAAGTTATCAGCAATTACATCCAGTATTGCATCCGCATCCACATCCGTAATATGTGTTCGGGTTAGGAACCTGATATGCCGGAATCGGTGCCGGATTAATTGCATTAATGAGCTGCTGTGTCTGTGAAGCCATTGCAGTTGTGAGAAGTGCGCTCTGGCGATCCTGAGAAGCAGCGCGTCTGAGGTCATTATTTTCAGCCTGAAGAGAAGAAATCTTTTCATTGCAAAGATAATCAAGAATGGCTCTTGTTCCTGCGTTCTGACTGTCGATAATGTCTCTTGTGTTACTGTTCATGGTGTTCTGCAATGCACAGGTGTTCTGCGCCATATTGTAGTTTACACCCTGGATAGCTTCTCTGGTTTCACAACAACAGTTCGCAAGCTGAGCCTGTAAAGCGTTGGTGTTCTGCATATTCGCTACAGTGTCGGCATTGATTGCCTGCTGGATGCCGAAGCCAGTCTGCATGATGTTTGTGTTGATTCCATTGAATCCGGTAAGCATACCATTATTCATGGCGTAGAATCCATCACAGAGACCACTGTTGATTCCGTCAAGTTTGCTGATTACTGCGGAGTTATCGAATCCTCTCTGAATGTCTGCCTGAGTAGCTGCTGTGGCTGCATATCCGCCGCCGTTGCCATTATTGCCCCAGCCGTTGTTTCCCCATCCGAAGAAAGCAAAAATGAATAAAACAATAATCCACCAGCTACCATCTCCACCAAACATGCCGTCATTATTTCTACCGTTTCCAGTAGCAGCGGCAATATCTGCTAAGCTATAATTTCCATCCATAGTTATAATCTCCTTTTTTTGTGTATTTACATCAATCTGGCCAGATTGTAATGTACTATTTCATTCCTTTCAACATGTGTTGAAACTGTCCTGCCATCTGCTGAACCTGATTAAGCTGCTGCTGAGAAATCTTTCCAGACTGCAACATTTTCTCAACTTCTGCTTTCGGGTCTCCCTTAAAATTCTGTTTAAACTGCATAAACTGCTGCATCATCTGCATTGGCCCGTTTCCCTGTGGCATCCCACCACCGAGGGCATTGAATAATGGATTACTCATCTGCGTTTCCTCCCTTGACTGCTGATTCCTGCATGGTATTAGCCCTAACAGGTTCAGAAAAAGAATTTAATCGGTTTATGATAGCTTCGTATTTACCCTTTAAATCGTCGTATTCCTGTCTGGTGACATATTTACTGTCCATGTTCTGAACAGGCTGCTTAGGTGGCATCTGAGTGCCTACTTCATGGTATTCAAACGTCCGTAATGGTTGTGGCATACCAGAAGCGTCTGTAGATTTTATGTAGAACTTTTCGCTCTCTGAATCCATCAGTAAAACACTTGTCCCAGGTGCTACTAGATAGGATTTTGCACCGACTTCGCCAGATACCCACAGGATGCCATTATTGTTCTGCTGCTGTTGTACTGGTTGAGCCGGCATCTGGACAGGCTGTTGCTGAAATTGATTCATCTGTCCCGGAACACCAAAACTATATTGGTAAGGATTGTTATATAATGCCATCTCGTACACCTCCTATGACTTATTCTATGACTTATTCTATGACTTTCTATAACTATATTTTTACATAAAAAAAGAGCCTTAGACAGTTCGTCTAAGACCCATATAAGTATCTGAAAAGTATCAGCATACTTTAATTATTTTATTATTTACCCTCCGGCTTAATCGTTTCACTGTAGACATACTCACGTTCATCTGCTCAGCACGGTATTCAAGAGTGTATTCCTTACATCTCAGCCGGAATAATCTTTCTTCATCCGGTGTGAAATTACACTCTATCAAGAACCTGTCTATATCTTTCTTAGTGAATACATATAACTTCATGAGCATACCCCTTACTAATGCAATTAACGTTGATTCTGTGCAAGATAATTTGTAAGCTTCTGTTTTGTTTTTTTTAATTCCTCGACGTTATTCCCACTAATCTGGCTGTCCAACATGGTTGATAGCACTTCCAAAATTAATGAATCTCGCTCTGCGATTCTCCGAAGGCTTTCATAATCTCGTCTATCATGTTCTTCCAGTGCCTCTACTCGCTTATTAAGTCGAAACGCCGGTGTAATCCATTTAAAAATTACAGCTGCTGCCCCTCCGACAATGGACACCCCTCCGCAGATAGAGAGGAAAATCTGTACAAATTCTGATATGCTCATTTATTCTCCTTTTCCCAGTAATATACCGGGATCTCATTACCGCTATCCCATGTATCGAAATATTTGCCCTCTTGCACTGTCACCACATGACCATCTATGCAGAGAATGTATGTGCCTGTCGGATGGTCTGTACAAAAGTCGTTGACTGTATAGATATATCGTTCTGATTGTTCAATCAGTTTGCGTCTGTATCCATGCTTATAGAGGTACGCTCCCCAGACATAATTTGTGCTTGGCATATCTGACAGAGTGCACGCCTGTACCATTAATCCAGCGAATACCGTTTCCCAGTCAAAGCCAGTTGCTTTGCATATCGCTCGGACAACGCAATCTCCTGTTCTCTTATCCTTAACAGGATTCGGATTGAAATATTCCCATTTGCTCATCAGTCAATCCCCTTTGCTGTTTTATATCTCTTCGCCGCTCCTCTGGCTTTTGCGGCGTTCTGACGGTTCCACTTAGCGATCATAAGGCGGTCTTGCAGTTCTCTTAGGCCGTTCTGCTTGCAGTAATCTTTGTATGCAGCATTTTGTTTCTGCAAAAGATAAGACTTCCGGTCAAGGTCTTGTTGGAGCGCAAATCTTGTCTGTTCGTCCTTACAGTTATCAACCGCCGCTTGCATTCCAAGGACTTCACGCTTTGTTTTTCGGATTCTCCGTTCATAAGTGCGCTGTCGTTGTTCCTTTTCGTACTGTTTGCCTTTGTTGGCTTTATCCTGTGCTGATAGTTCTGCATAGGGATTGAATTCCCCATCACTGGCTCCAAAGCTATGCCGACAGTTGACCCCTGACAGTCCACTTGCTGTCCCATATCCGGTCAATGAAAACGGTGGAAATTTCTTACTCTTTCCAGAGCGAGAGTATATCTTGCCTTGCCAAAACGAGTGGTTCCCCGGATTCTCGCCACCATCACCCGTTCTCGCTCCCATGTGTGCGCTGACCAGAACTAAATCCCAGTCCATTTCTTCCATGCGTTTTAGGGATATATCTCCCGTAGCCTGTGCCACGCCAGTTCTGACAGAACGTGCAACCGCTGTTTCAATCGTGTCTTTTCTGCCAGATGGATATGTGACGGTCGCACCATCACTCACAACGTTGTTAACAGTCTCTTTGATGGCTTGCGTATACCCAACTGCCCCAGTCATCACATGGTTATACGCAAGGTCGCACTGTTCGATATAGAGCCTTTGAGCGGCACTTGCAGTTGTTCTTGTGAAGTTCTTCCACTCACCCATAGTCGCAAGCATATTCCGCTCCATGAGTCTTATCATAGCCGGGGACTGTTCAAGCGGTACAGGGCTTAATCCTGCCGCCTTGTATACCTTGTCGTCATAGTTCATTGCAGTGATCCCGGCATCTTCAAACGCTTCAAGAAGTTCCTGTTGTTCGCGTTTAGTGTATTTGGATAATTCTGCCAGAATGTCTTCTAGCAGTTCACCGGATTCCTGTAGCGTTCTGATTCTCCACGCATCGGCATTGGTCAGAATATAATCCTCACCCCTGCCGATTCTTGCCATCATTCTCGACACGATCTTAGAGATGATATATTGATGCAACTCTTCTGCAATTTGTTCACTGCCCTCTGTTATTCGGCGCAAATATTCAGGACTAAGCATAGTATATCACCTCTTTCGATAAATGTTGTGGTACATGTTTCGGATTTTACTACTTAACTAAAGCCCTCTTTAGTTACTATTCGCTAATTAATAATATCGGACATTATGGCAGAATAATTTTTAAAATCAAAAAAACCTATATACTTAATTTTTGTTATCGTACTTGAATTCATTGTACTATTTGATACATACCACGGCAAAAGTGACGCGTCATCAGCTCCTATTAAAGTGAGAACCTGATAACTTTCGAGATTACCGATGCTTTTAACACGGCTAGAATTACCTTGTTGATCTCCTAGCGATAATATCGCTTCTGTTTGCTCATTATAGGCACTATTTGAAGATAAGACCACTACGCAAAAAAGTTTCTGTTTTTCTTTTAACGTGAACCTAGGCCCGCTATATGTAACATTTCCACTATTTTTAAAAGCGTACATAGCATCGCTATATTCATTAGATATATTAGTGCACTCAGTATAATTAATTGCTGTCGGTTTTTTTACACTGTATGTTTCTTCCAGAGTCAAAATTTTATCAATATTGTAACTAACAATATCGTTTTTTAACACCGTTATGTTATTTTTCACTCCACCATTCTGCAATGCGACTTTCAATGATGATAATATCAATGAATTGGTATTACAATTGCTATTTAAACTTATGATATCGTCCTTAGACGAGTCATTAACGCTAGAACCATACTTTGATGAAATTAAATTGATAACATTTCTGCTGCAATTTACAAATTCAGCAAGTACGATTGATGTGTCGTCCGTAATGTGTGTTCTTATCCCATCTAAGTTAATGTTTAATATATTATTATTAAAATCCTCGAATATCGCACATTTGTTATATATATCTTGAATCTCTACATTCGATATAGTATTCCTATTACCTTTAAAAAAACAAGAAGAATCAGAATTTTTCCCGCATGATAATATCTTTATATTATCAATTCTGTTATTACTGGATGAAATATATAAACCCTCTTTTCGGCAACCGTTTATATAAAAAGTGTTAAAAGTGTTGTCACTTCTTCCAATATAAACGCCAATTCCTTTAAAATAACTAACAATTATATTTTGATAATTATTTATCCATCCATTTATCTTTATACCGTTATAACCGCTCTCTATATCCAAGTTGTACAATTTGACATTATGTAAATCACTTGATATGTTGATGAGCCAGTTATCTTTAACATTTACATCATCTTGTATGTTATATCCCTTTATTATTAAATCATGTATGGATGCGTTGTCGCTACCTTCCGAAAAATTAAATCCATCTCCAGATTCAAAATAAATAACGCTTTTACCATTTCCGACTATTTCTATTCCATTCTTTGGAATAATTGATTTCTGAACATAGCAATCAACATCCACTACTATTTTTTTTACATCCTTTTTTAACAGTTCATCTATAATAGTCGTGACATCATAAATTTCATTATCAATTTTTATAGTACTATCCGTGACATAACTGCTTAGATACCCTTGCTTTTTAGAAATCTCACCTATATCCGTTTTCAGTGACGCAACGTCCGTCTTGTTCTGTTCGATCTGCTGTGCCTGTTCTGTCGTGGCTCCGGGCTTGACTGGATTCTTTTCAAGGTACTCATTTACCGCGGCTTTGATTTCTTCCGGTGAGATCTCGCCGCCTATTCCTTTTAAGCACAATTCGTATAAATACTTCTCTTTTCGCGTGATTGGCTTCGGGAGTTCACCCGTGTAATCACCTGTCAAGTACGCAAGATATTTTTCTTCCCTTGTTACTGGTTTATCTGCCATCTTTTTACTCCTCTCCAAATAATGTTGGTTCGTCTGGCTGAGCTTCTTTGACCATTGCTACCGCCTCTTCTTTCGTCATTCCTTCAAACTTCACGAAATACAGCCATGCCGGAACCTTGCCGGTAGTCACATACTGCCACCATCTTGCACGGTCATTTTCTCTGACATACAAGATATCTCCGAAATCATAATTGACTTCATAAGTTCCAACAGGTGCAAGTCCGTACAGGTCAGCGTAAACGTTCAATGCGTAGATTACTTCATCCAGACAGGATTCCAGTTTATCTCGAACGTCTTTAATGAATTGCACCGTCCTCTGCTGTTCTGCTTCTACTCCTGTAGCCGTCTGAATACCGCTAGATTCGTTGAAAACGAAATATCCATTAGAGAATCCAATCTTATACCCCAACTGGCTTAAAAGGGCGTTTATGCCGCTTATACGTGTATCTGTGTTGAGTTGCGGATTGATTTCTTGGTAAAACTCTTTCTCGTCCTGTCCGAATACATTCTTGACAAAGTGCGGCAATTTCATCTCATTTCGCCTGTTCTCCATACCTTGTGGCGACATGGCTGATACAGGCGTACCGCTTGGCATCAGCAGTCTATCATCTGCCAGAACAATCTTCTGAGAATTAAATATTTCTCCGGCATTACGGCTGTATGCAATGTCGAGGTCTTTTAACTCCTCGATAGCTTCGGCAAAAATCGGCAATCCCAATGGTGCATTAATATCCACGTTATTCGCTTGCGGCGTCCGCAGTACTCCGTACAGAGGCCCGTCCAGCTTCTCTCCATTTGCCTTGAGAATCGGCGGCGTATCTGCCATAAGGTCAGCCCATTTGGTCTGTTTAAGGTCAATCTTATCGCCGATTGACTGAGGGGATTTTGACACATAGGCTCTATTAGAAACGTAGTACGGATAGGTCGTCACGCCATCCACGGTAGTCTCAACAAATCTATGATATTCAAGCCGTGTATAGTATTTCCGTCCAACAGTATAAGAATCCTTGAATATGATTCCCTTAATTTCCTGATTATCATAGTCCACGATCATCACATCTGCCGGAGTAAATACGTCAATGCTTTCACCATTTGGCTTAATAAATACTGTTCCATAAGCACAGCCATATTCTACCCAGTGTCGGATTTGGAAATATACCTTGTCAATCTGCTCTTGTAGCCATGTTGCCCTTGCAGAACCGTCTATCTGAATGCCGATCGCCAATGTTGTGAGCCGAGCTGTCTCTGAGCAGACAGATTTCGCAAAATTAATCGTCTTAATATTATCCTTATCATCTAACCATTCCGGCACACCTCTGTAGATGTTCGCGCACCGGTTAATCAATGCTTCCATCTCTGGAAATTCTACTGCCTGGATGTTGAAATCCTCTTCAGCTTGTTTTTTGAATATCATATTAAACCACCTTTTTAGTGTTGTTATAAGTCCCATTATGCATTGTTACCCCTTCTTCTCCACAATGATTCTGTTGCGTATCTGCAGGCATCGACTAAATGGTTGTTCTCGTCAGGATATCCACTTATAACGTTTCCATCTTTGTCTCTTTCATATTCGTACTCTGAAAACTCTTTGTAAGCATTAGGCGTTCTTTTGGGGTCAATAACGATAGTCCTTGTCTGAAGCCATTTCATAGAATACTCCACACTTCCAGGCCCTTTTATTGCGCCCCTTGCTGGAAGTCCAAAGTCTCTATAATCATTGATTGATTTAGGTTCCGCAGAATCGCAAGTAATAGTATAATCATCATATTTTCTTTTTAGAATCTCGTCTGCTGATTTCCTATTACTCCATTTATTTTCGTAAATTTCATCAATGAGATATATCTTTTCAGTGTTATGATTGTAATACAAACGTATAAAAGCATACGGGTCAGGGAAAAATCCCCAGTCACACCCCTGAAATATTTTATCCATGCGGCTGATCTCTTCATCTGTAATATCTCTAATCTCCAGATATTCAAATACGTTTCCGCCGTCGCCATTCGGGACACCCAGATATTCATGCTCATAGGCTTCTGGATTGATTTCTTTCAGATGTGCTGCATCGTCAATAAACTTCTGCCCGAGCCACTCCGCCGGGGCTTCCAGATAACTCGAATGATGGATAACTCTTTTCGGGTTAGGCGTGAGCTTAATCCTGTTTACCCAGTTCGACTTTGATTTTGGTGGGTTATACGATGAAAAATCATAGGACTCGTCACCACCACGAAGCACTGACTGATTAACAGAACGTTCCTGAGCATCTCCCTTCATTTGATCTTTTTCCTCTTTCCAGAGGATTCCAATGTAGCCAAATTCCGGCTTAATGGATTTCAGCTTGGTTTCATCGTCCAGACCACGGAAGTATATTGTCTGCCCCGTCTTAATATATTTGATTTCAAGCGGCGACACCTTACATTCAAATTCTTCCATCAGTCCAAGTTCGTTGATAGCCCATTTCATGTTAGCATATACGGAATCTTTCAGAGTACCGGCCACCTGTCTTGTAATGCAGGCGTGCATCTGAGGATTGTTCTTAATAAGTTCAACAATCTTAAAAGCTACGAATGAAGATTTCAGACCGCCTCGACCACCCTCGAATACATATTCGATATTAGGCTTGATTTGCCGGTTAATATCCACGAATGCCTTACCAAGTACTCTGGCAGGAAGCTCATATTTGCTTTCGTCTGATTTTGATGCGGCTACCAACTGTTCCCATTTGTCTACCGCCTGCATATTACCTTTTATGGCTTTATCATACACGGCAGCCGCAATACGGGCATTGTTATTTGCATCCTCGTCAGATATTCCCATCTTCGCGAGTTTCTTCTTTGCAGCGGTCGGGGCAGGATTCTCAGCTATCATTTTTGCTAATTCAGAAAGGGTCTTTTTTTGACGGCGCACTTCTCCCGACTTAATACCGCCTTTTTTTGTTATTTCTCGGAGTTCGCTCGGAGTTCGTTCAGAATTTGGTATTAAATTTTTCTCATTTGCCATCCTATCAACATCCAATCATATCCTTTCTGAATTAAAACACCCTAGCATAGTTATAGTTATATATACTATAATACCATACTAGGGCGTACATAGCTCTCTACCACTTTTATAAATTTTTAAGTTTTTTTTAAAGCCTGCCGATCAGTTTGGCCAGATGATAATATTCCGCCATGACCTTGCGTTTGTAGCCGTAAAAGTCATTCTCCGTTGCAGGAACCGTCCTGATCTTCTCCATCGTCCGATATCCGATACTGTTCACGATACTGTCATAGATTTGCGATTCAATGCCGGGTGCGTATTTGATAGATACCTGCAACAGATTGTATTTGTCACTCTCGTTAAGATTCCGTAAATGACTTTGTAATGTCGGTATATCGTCCGGCGGCACTCCGTAGTCAATCAGTGTTGCCTTTCTCAGTTTCATTTATTTCACCTTCTTCATTCAAGCTCCAGTCACATGGTATGCCTTGAAAACATTCTGGACAGTATTCGTAGAATCCGCAGCCCTTGCAGTCTGCTGACTGTCCAGTACAATATTGCTGTAGTACGTGGTATGCTGATATAGCAAGGTTTGGCGTTATGTCTGGTGTAGGTTTGTTATTCATTTCTTCATCTCCTCCAACTTCTTCTCAGCTTCTTCGCGGGTGAGAAATAATGATTCACCGATTTTATCTATATCCGACAACTTAAATACGCACTTGTCGATTGCACATGGTGTCTTATTTGGAATACCTAAGATGTAATATACTTCTGTTCCAACCTTACACGGCAATCTCACAAGCAATCCCTGTTCTTCTAAGTCTTCATAAACAGCAAGTTTCGTAAGAATTTTATCCGCAAACGGTTTTAATAATCCATCCGTAATTTCTTCTTTTGCAACTCCTGTACCATCAACATTTCTTTCTCTTTCTGTTAATCTCTCCATCTACTTCACCTCTTCCATCTGACTCTCTATAGCGTCTGTGAGCAGCTTCAACGATTCAATGAATGCATCCGTCAATGCTGTTCTGTCTGGGTATTTAGCGAACGTTCTGACAAGTTTTACTGCATCCTTGATTTTTTCTTCATCTTCGACGATTTCGGATGCTTCATACACTGTCTTTTCAACATAGTTGTAAGTAACAATCTTACTGTCGTAAAAATTCAATATGTTTGGAAACGGAATTACGATAGGGTTTAAATGGTTTTCTCTCGCCCATGTGAATCCCTGAAGCTTTGCCATTTTCAGAACACTCAAATATTCTTCCTGTGTCTTTACAAACACGATTTTTCCAGTTAAAATAATCATTTCTCCACCTCTTATCGCTTACTTTTTATCGCTTGTTTTCATCGCTTGTTTCTGTAATTTCTCTCAAGCAGGCATTCCAACCAACCGCAATAATATCTTTTTGTGATTCTACATTGTCATTCGGAACGATATACTCTTTTTTCTCCGGCAATGGCTTCAATGGACACCATTTAGGTCTTGATTTGCTTTCGTAATCATAATGTTCTTCTGTCATCAGAATTACATCATAATCTAAACAATCAGCTAATTCACAATAACCCACATATTCAAGTTCGCCGCAGTATGCAGTTCCGAACGGGCAATCATAGCAATTCTCCGGTGTATCTATCACTAATACTGATTTACTCATACGTTTCACTCCCTTTCAACATCAGGCTTAAAGTGTTATATCCCGGGCAAGTCCTGACTCCGTTTCTGGTATCTCTTAACAGTACACAGTACGGATATAATGCCATGACCTCATAGACGTGTTCTGTGGTGTCTTCGCCGCGCTGGTCGATGTATTTGAAACACTTTCCCGGTCTAAGAAAGTATCTTGCACATACATACGCTTTTGTTCCGAATCTTACACTTGCACTACTCATTTGTGCTCCTCCTGTAATAATTCTTTATTGTCGAAAATGTTTCCAACTACTTCATAATGTTCAAGATCAAACTCGCCAAGATATTCTCTATCTACGCTACCAGTTTCGTTCCCTACCAATCCGGCAACACCCCATTCAACGATTTCATATGTCGTATCTTCTGGGTAGAATTCGTCCAAGTGTGCCATCAGAATATCATTTTCCCATATCCTATTCCCATTCTTGTCGCAAAGTCCCGTGAACTGGCAGAGGGTTTCTGGGTCAATTTCGAACCATCTAAGTGCAATAACACAATAATGTTCTACTATATCCATACAAATAAAAGATTTACCATCAGATGTCACATAACATCCCTCAGCCCATTTACCATTATCAATCCGCTTTGCCTTAAAAAGAATTTCTCTCATTCAACTCCACCACCTTCTAAGATTCTAATAGCGTAATCTATAGCTCTGTTCCACTCCAAGTCCTCATCATTGGAAACAACACGAAATCTGTTCATAAGCGATTCCGTAACTTTTTCCGCATCAAAAGCTGTCGGCTGATTGTCAATTACTTTAGCAAGTTCACTCAATGACACACATTTGAAAAAATCTTCAAATTCGCCTGTGCACTTGCAGTTTTTCTTTAATAAGTCTGCATCTATTAATCTACCCATTCAATTTCCACCACCTTTCACGATTTCTATCGCCCTGCTCAACCCAGCATTGTATCCTTGATGTACATCAGATAAGATACATTCCGATTCAATGAATTTATCTCTTTTCAACTCACCAACAACCTTGTCCACATCAAAAGCTGTCGGTTGCTCGTCCACAATATGTATATATCTGTCTATAATATTCTGTATTGGTTCTCCTAAAATATTTTGAAGCAGTATATCTTTTTTTAATTTATCTGCGTCGATTAACCGCATTCCTTAATCCTCCTTATACGGTTCTGGAAGTGGTCGTCATGCCGTAATATCAATCCAATCATAATTGCTATCAAGATAATATCCGTCACAATCAATGAAGCACGTATCTTGCCATGTTGTTTCTCCGTTAGTAACCAATATTTCTTGTCCATCATCTGGCATTTTGCAGTCAAGCATATAATGTATATCTCTTGAAATGGATTCTTCCGCACTTTCTTTTTCTGATATCTGATGATATTTTACCGGAATCCAACCATTTTCTTTCTCGTCCTGTTCCAGATCATTCAGAAGAGTATTCACGATATCCAGTGCACTCCCTGGAAGCCCATGCTTATACTGTAATCTCTTTTCTATCTCGGCTTTGTATTGTTCTAATCTGGTTCGTACTCTGCTCATGCTTCCACCTCCTCATAAGTTTCTCTAAATATATCTGGCTTACACGGATAAAATTCTCCGTGAACACCACGGATGATATAATCACCAATATTCGCCAGATGTTCGCCCTCGAGTGTTTTAATAACCAGACCACCCGGAACCTTCCAATGGTCAATATGAAGTCTCCACCCCCATGCGGGGACATAACTCCTATGGAGGTGGTATCTAACAGCAGGGCGGAGCCCCAGAGTTAAATGTCTCCACAGTCATCATGGCGCAAGAAAGCTTTGTTC